ATAAAACCGTTTTTTGAAACTTAGGAGAATGTTATAATGACTAATACAAAGATTAATCGCGTGATCGTTGCCCTTGAATCGGGCGAAGAGCTGTCTGCCAACCAGATGCGTGCTCGTTTTGGTTTCACGACCACTAACGCTGCTCGCGCCACAGTTGCGAAGCTTCGCGGCGAAGGCTTCTCGATCTATACGAATGAGAAGACCAACTCGAAGGGTGTTCGCACTGCCAAGTATCGTATTGGTAAGGCTTCTCGCGATATCGTTTCGGCTGGCTACAATGCTCTTCGCGAGCAGGGTATCTTCCCGATGGGACGTTAATACTTAATTAAGTAGAGAGGGGGGAAGGGCCACGCCTTCCCCTTTTTTTATAATTTTACTGAATGGGAGTACTCTTGGCTAGAAAATCTCAAAGTGATTACTTTCTTGACGATGTGCACCATCATAGAATTAATCGAAACAATTTTTCTATCTATATTGGCGGCGACCCTACTCATATGGGTAATGAGGGTTATGAGCCTGGTGTAGATTATAGCATGGCAGATAGGTTCGAGTTAAATCTCGACATCCTATCTTCAATCGATAAATCAAGACCCATTCTAGTTAATCTGTCCTCTTGCGGTGGATGTTGGGAAGAGGGTATGCAGATGTTTGCAGCCATCCTATCATGCCCCAATCCCGTAACTGTACTTGCTCTAAAGCATGCTCGCTCCATGACATCTCTGATCCCTCTGGCAGCTGATAAGTTCCTGATCAGACCACCCTCTACCTACATGTATCATAGAGGTACATATGGTATCGAGTCTCTTGATGAAGAAGTTGAGACGGAGGATAATGAGCGCAGGAAAGCACAAGAGCTGATGCTTAGAATTTACGTTGCTCGTCTAAAGGAACAGGGGAAGTTTAAGGCTCTTAGTGATGGTAGGATTAAGACCCATCTAAAGGAGACTATGAGAGACAAGATCAATGTTCATCTTGCAGCCGATGAAGCAGTAGCCTGGGGATTTGCTGATGGGGTTTTTGCGGGTAACACGGAATCACTTCGTGCTAGTGAGGTAAACATACCGCGAAGAAAACGAATGCTAGAGGTTCTTCGGCGACCTATTAATATACAAATCAAAATTAGTTAAAAAAAAGAGGGACCTTTTGGATCCCTCTTTTTAGTTTGTAGAACTCGTTTCTTATTAGATGATATTCGAAACGAGGAAGCGACGGTAGAAGACGTTAGCGTCAGCAGTTAGGTCACCACCATTTGTGGCAGCAGCTGCATTGATAATACCAGTCGAGAAGGGGTTCGCGACCATGCCGTAGCGGGTCTTGAAACCAATCTTGGGCTGGAAGCTGTCCTGGCCAACAGCACGTACCATCTGTAGGGGAACATAGGGGCAATAGAAGACGCCAGCGTCAAAGGCAGAAGAACCCTTGTAACCGCAAACGACATAGTTGCCACCAGCATAGGGGTCGATATAGACGCGAGTGCGACCATTTAGGACACCGGCAAAGGTATTGCCTGTATCATCAACCTGTAGGTTATTGCTGTTTAGAGCAGGAGCGTAATCTAGAACACCAGCCATCTGTAGAGCAGACGCAACGTCTGAAGAACAGATAATGATGTTACCCTTACCACGACGAGTTGCCTTGGCAATAGCATTAGATTCGCGTTCGATCTGGAACATTAGACCCTTGAACTTTTCAACTGACCAACGGCCATTTGAGTCAACGTCTAGGTCGAAAGTACCAGCAGAAGTTGTATCGGATGCGCCGGTAGAAGCTGTTACAACGATTGTACGAATTACTTCGCGATTGATTTCAGCTAGAATTTCAGCTGAAAGAATCGAGGATAGCTCTGTCTCAGCGTCTAGACCGTGGATCGCCTTTAGATCCTGGGCTAGTTCGATTGAGTACTCAGCCTTGAGGGCACGTGACTTTGCAGTTACAGTGACCTTGTCGATTGAGAATGCCATCTGGGCAAATTCGGCATTGCTTGTGGTGCCAAGCATTTCAGCCTGGGCAGTTGACATACCAGACGCAAAGTTATATGCGCCATTTCCGGCGTTGTTAGAAACGCTGGGAGTAGTACCAACATTCTTTTGACCTAGTGTGTTAGCACCAGAAACAATTGTTGCTTGGTTAGTGTTGGCTTCGTTGTAGAAGGCATCGGGGTATGTGTTAGATCCAGCCTGTGTGGTATACTGGGGACGTAGTGCAAAGATCAAGCCAGTTGGGCCAGTCATTGGCTGCACGCCGCAGATGTCATAGGCGATTAGGTTAGGCATTGCACGACGAACTAGTGAAATTAGCACTGGATCGTAGTTTAGTGCACCACCAGCTAGGTTGGTCGATGGGCCATTGGTCTCAAGTAGAGACTGAGGGGCATACTGACCAGCTTCGCGCATGGCAGCTTCTGTGTTTTCTAGTAGCTGAGCGATAGTCGAACGCTTGTGCGAATCCTTGATCGATGGTAGATCTGGATGCTCAAGAACTGGACCCCACTTCTTTTGAATCTCTTCGTTGATTAGCATTTAATTAACTCCCTTGTTTTCCTATTGGGTTATACAAATAGTATTTATATAATTTACTTCTTTGTGGTTTGCGAAATTGCTTTTACATAATGAGACATAGTTCCAGTTGTGGACTGGGTATTTTCTTCATCGGAATTGTCTTCAGTGGCTTCGGTTAGAGTAGAAGCACTTGATACTTCCTTCTTACCTTCACTGAAGAATGATTCCTTGATAACATTTAGCTTCTTGGTGAACTCGCCAGCATCAGCATACTCGATGCCCTCAACTAACGAACGGAGCTTTTCCTGCTGTGTAAGGGGAAGAGCTTCGACAGCTTCAGCAAAAATATTATCTACTTCAAGTGAATCAACATAATCTGTTAGTTCAACATTCTCCTTAACGACATCATTAATCTTCTTCTCTAGCTCTGCGACGTGCTGTGTTAGTTCAGATACTAGATCGATCTTGTCGTCAGGGATTTCAACATAGTTCTCGGCGAATAGATTCTTAAGACCACCAATGAAGTCATTAACAACCTCTGCCTTCAAACCTGATTCGATAGCAATTTCGTTATCGCTAACCCATTGTTCTACTGCATATGAAAGATACTTGTCAACATTTTCTGTAAGCTGAGTTACCTTATCCTCTAGAGCTTCTTCGAGCTTGGTCTCAAACTCTTCCTCTAGACGGGCAACTTCTACATATACGCGAGTGTTTAGTGCGGCTTCAAAAATAATCTTAGCTCTATCGCGAATTTCTTCTGATAGTTCCTGGCCATCAAAGATCACTTCCATGTCTTCAGCAGCAACCTGTGCGCCTGAAGAACGGGGAGCTTCGCCAGAGGCATCGTCTGTAGCTGTACCAAGGCGGCGAGTTGCCTTTGACTTCTCGGCGGATAGACCATCGGTCAAACCCTTATAGATGTCGCCAATCTTTCCCTTTGGCATGCCGCTCATTACTTCAATAGCAGCACTGAGTGCTTCAGCCTTTGTTGCGAAAGTAGTAGGTGCTTCGCCATTTGACTTATCAGCGGAACGACCCTTATGTCCATCCATAGCAATTGGATCGACTGTTTCATTGTCACCGCCAGATGCCTTGAACTCTACTAGTTCCTCATTATCCTTATTAATAGCCATAACTTCTTTCTCCTTTGAGACCTTTTGAGATACTATACTTATTTATAATTAATTAGTTCTTATAGTGTTTTTAGAAACTTATTGAACAGGCGAAGTGAGTTCTCATCGATCTGATTTACCGTCATCTTCTTCATTTCTTTCTTAGCTTCATGTACCATTTCAGCTGCCTGCCATGTGCCTGCGGCAACGTCATATACCCATTCTGTGTTCTCCATAACGCCACGAACGAAAGCTTTATGAGCAGAAGGATCGGCGACAATATCAGCAGCAGTAGCAAGCATAAAGTCGTCTTGGACTTCCATGATGCCACCATTTGACTTTAGTGTACCCATACCACGTGAAGAAACGCCAAGGTTGGCACCTTCATCTAGTAGGTTCATTACGATATTACCCATAGGGGTATCAGTGATCTTAGCCTTGCCAATGAAGTCTGAACCTTCCTGGCGTAGTGACTTGATCATGTGTGATACACGATCTAGATTGATTGATGGACCAGCGGGATGGCCAAGTTCACCATAAGCACGATTGGTCTCAATGAGTTCCTTAGTATAGCGAGCAACTTCTTTAGCAAGAATCTTTGACTCATAGATACGACCATTCTTATTAGGCTTATCACCCATAAGAAATACGCCTTCGATGAAATAGTTCTTGCGACCATCTTCCTTAGCTTCTTTAACTAAGCTTAGTTTCTGGTCCAGGGTTTCGCAAATAAGTTTCATTGTAGTTCCTTTATGCTACGTTGCCAATAGTTTGTTTACCAACCTGAATCATAATTGACGCAGCTGCATCTGCAGTATTAGCAACAATGTTTGCTGCTGGATATTCAATACCTAATGCGGTGCCATTACCAGCAAAGTCAAACGTGTTATTAGTATTAGAAGTTGTGAATACTAAATTAGCACCACGATAGATGTTCCAAACACCAGAGCTTAGAATCTTAGTAACTACCATGCTCTGTACATTTTCTGCAGTAGCATTAATGTTACAGTTAGCTAAAGTGATTACTAGATTAGCACCAGCTGTTCTAAACCAAGCATGACCACCAGGTCTATTTTGATATGAGGTAGCCATTTATTATGCTCCCTTCTTTGTAGCAAATGTCTTCATAGCCATAGCTTTTCTCGCTAAA